ATGTATCCTTTTGAACGTAAAGATAAGCACCACCCCCTAAGACAGCTAAAGAAACTAAACCAGATAATAACGCGACACCATTAATCAACTTTTGCATCTTTCTTCTCCAACGTAGGTGCTTGTTTAACTTCGTCATCCTTCTTTTTCTTAGAAGGCATGACACCAAAAGTAGCTAAAGTTCCAGTGAACACACTGGCGATAAAAGTCGGATCGATATTTTTCTGAGGAACACCAGGAACAGTTACATAATTAAGAGTCAGAATTGCTGCTGACCAACCAAGAATAATAACTCGGACGAGAGTTGATACACCCTCATCCGCCCACTCAAATTTGTTTTCCTTTTTGGCTTCCTCTTTCTTTGGATTTGATTCCATGAGTAAAGAGTTAGGCAGTTTTATTTATGCCTGTGCTTCTTTCCAAGAGAAACGTGCGTCAATTCCTTTTTGTGTTCCTGTAATATTTGTAGCACGAATTGCTAGAACTTCAGGACCATCTGGGAAGAGACCTGTTGGATTAGATCCAGTTGATGTATCATAATTAGCACTACCACCACCTAAGATACTATTAGATAGTTCTTTAACCTCATCCAAACTATACTGGTTGACACCGTTATCAGAATAGAATCCAAAGATAACTTCTCCACCATTCAGTTGAGTGTTTGTATTCATAATAGCGTATTCTGCAATAGAAGTACCACCAACAGGAAGCCATATACCTTGAATGTCAGGGATAGGATTCAACACCAACTCAACGAAGAACTTACCGTTAGATGATATATCAACCTGAGATAGAATCAATTGCATTCTATTAACAAGTTCTCTATCACCAAATTTACCAGGAATACCATTATCAACAGATGGTGCTACACGTAGAGCAATAATCGCTCGTGTTTGTCCTGATTGGATTCCACCTTGTCGTTTCGTAGCAGCAGTATAAACATATGCTCGGTCATCATCTAGTCTACCATCCATGATAACAGATGAACCCCAATGACTAATCTGTGGTACAGATGTCGCTGCAATTAATTCTAGAGAAATTGGTTGAGTAGCACTATATGTAAATGCAGTTGCAGAACCGGTTCCCATAGGAGGGAATGCGATATTGTTTGGGTTAGCAGCAGTAACAGACTTACTTAATTGAATACTGGTTCCACTAATACTATGCACAAAAGTATCATCAGGAACATCACCACCAATAACACGTTGTCCTTTTTGTATTCCAGTACCAGAAGATACTGTACCATATGAAGCGTTATCTGCAATGGTCAAGTTAATAGCAGTAGTTCCAGATTTCTCTCTAGTAATTCCAGTAAAAGCACCAGATCTAGTAACACCAAGAGGAGATAGTGCAGATCCTATTGCATCTTCTAAACTAATTCCTAGAGAACTACCAGGAGTATCAGTAATAGAGAATGCTGTTGAACTAATTACCTGCGCAACATAGTATGTTTTTCTAGATACAATATTTGAGAATGGTCTGTCAAATGTAATTGTCTGAACTCCATTTCCTTGTAGTCCTGTTGTACTTTCTACCACAATACTATTGTTAGCAGCTACAACAGAAATTACATCTTCCTGGTACTTAGTTAGTCCTGTGTAGTTAATGTATTCTTGATTAGCAGCAGTAGCAGAAGTTGTTTGTCTAACTCTAAGAGTGCCAGAATTAGGGAATCCATATGGAGGTTCCTGTACATAGATTACACTATCAGTATTACTAAATGATTTTGTCGCTGTTGTAGATGGACAAATTGTATTAACTTCATAACGAGCAGGTAAATTACCAGATCTCATGTATGCTTCAGTATTCTGGTTGTTGTTGGGAATTTTATGTACGTAAATTACATTACCATCTGTAGCACGGAAACCCCAACGGATAAAACCAGCACCATACCAAGAATAGTCCATGTAGAACATCTGCATCTTGGTTACGTCAAGTGTATAACCAGACTTACCACTACCATCACAACGATCAATATTCCATAGATCTTGATCCCATACTGTTTCTACAGTCTTAGTAATAGGAACGTTAATATCAGATGCTCCTCTATAGTCAGGGAAAATAACCATCTGTGTATCAGAGATAATACCATCAACGCGATAAGATGATCCACGAAGAACAATAAAATCACCAATCTCTAACTGTTTGGAAAACTTAGTACCTTGCTGGTTGGGTCCAGTATAACTAGAAATTAGCGAACTACCAGTAGTTACTGTCGCTTTACCTGATAACTGGAAAGTAGATGTTCTACGAACAAGACTGGTATGTCCGTTAGCATGACGGAAGAAGATACCATTCTGTTGATCCATCATTCCGATTTCAAGGTTAACACCATTAGCATTAATAGGTGTTACTGTATATTCACCAGAGGCAGTTGATTCTGATGGAGTTGAAGCAGCAACATACTGGAAAGTATATGCGTTGATAACATTAGATACATCAAACGTTCCGTTATATACGTTATCATTACATCCACGTACATCAACCTCTGTGTCTCTAGTCACATTATGTGCTACAGCACAAACAACAGTAATAGTAGATCCAGATGATGTAATTTCATCAATGTTTTCGATAGCCGGAGCAAGAATAGAACCAGTAGAGAACGCTACACCTTTACCAGACTGATAGCGGAAGTATCTCTTTGTCTGCCTGACTGCCTGTTGGTTTTTAGAATGAGAGTTAGTTGAGAACTTAACACCACCATCAAATGCTCTGTGAATAGAAGAACCTTGAGGTCTTGGATATAATTTAATAGTACCACTGTTTACAGATCCAGTTGGTGCTGCGTCTGGATAGTATTCAAATACAGTTGGAGACTCAACTGTTGCTATAACCCATGATCCATTTACATTAGTACCACTAGATCCAGCAATAGCAATTTCGTTTCCAAGTTCTAGACCGTGTGCATTAGAGCAAGTAACTCTAACCTGTCCATTTCCTGGTGCAGATAAACTAATAGTTCCACCAATCTCAGATCCACTGTAATGAATGCCAGTATATACTGCAGTTCTAGCATCGATATCAATATCACTATCACCAGAATTCCAAGGATATTTTGCTGTATAGTTAAACTGGTTTGCTCCAATGTTTACAGAATCAATAATGAATACGCCATTAGCACCATCGTGAATAGTATCTTGTACAAAAATAGCTGTGCCTGCTGAAGGTAGAGGAGTCTCTAGTACGTTTACAGAACATCTAACAGTTTTACTATCTTCAAATGCTTCCATCTGAGTAATTGACAGAGGAGACTGAGATTTATATGCAAATGGGTTGTTGTTGATCATTGCCAACGCTTCCCACTTAGTATCCTGAGTACCATACTCAAAGTCAGTATCAATCTGAGACTGTGGTGTAGATACTTTTGCCTTGTTTACAGAATCATGATATGTTTCTGATGGTTGAATAGTTTCTTCAAAATCATCATAAACAATCTGGAGTTTGTCTGTGTCTGACATCCCTGTGGTGTCATATGTCAGTTTAACTCTAGTGGTAACAACGTTACGAATATCAGTAGAGATGTGGTATTCAGTGGCAGTAAGTTCAGGATCCGAGAAGTTATAGATTACTTTGTTATCAGTAACGTTAGTAATAAGTATTAATTGCTCTCTCTGAATACCACCAGGAATGATAACCTCTCTTTCGGAAGCATCAAAGAGATAGTAATTAGTCTTAATGGATTTCCTTGCCATTACCTATGTTCCTCGGGCGATTATTATGCTCTATCTATTTATCACAGCCCATACCTACTCTTAGTGGCGTTGAAGTTTTGGGATACTTCATCGGCACTTAGTGCTGTGTTGTAAACTCTAGCCTCTCCAATAAGTCCATCAAAGCGTCCACTAATTCTAGGTTGACAATATCCTAAATTGAAGTCTCCAATAGTAAAACCAGTTTCGATGTCTAAATCAATATTACTAAGACTACCTACTTGTGTGTTATTCTCATAAGCAATGGGTCCATCTGTGCCATCCCTAGTTAGAACAATATGTCTCCACTCATTATAATTAAAAGTAGGAC